GAAAAAACAAACAATTCCATGGACAAAGTTAAGAAAGCATTCAGGCAGGCACATAGGTTCAGACCCGGAAGATCTTCTAAAATATGGGGCAAAGCTACTAAATCAAAAACTGTTAAGAGAAAAAGTCACAAAAAACATAACCCAAAAAGATTAAATCATAAGAAACAAGGAACTGGTATAAAAATTAAAAGTATAATTAAATGTTTAAATCATAAAGATTGGTTTGAACAACGTAGGCTTAAAGAGATGCAAAAAAAAGATAAATTTAAATCAATGAATATTATAAAAATTAACAATTATAGTAACCATGTTATCAGGAAAAAATCTAATTATTTATCAAAAATGAATATTTTTAAAAAAACAAAGTGTGAGAAAAACAACAAAAAAATGAAAGAGTATAAATATATAAATTTCAAACAAATTCAACCTATTCATACCCCTAAACAATTAGAAACTAATTTTTTTGTAAAAGAAATATCTAAAAAAACATTTGTGAAAAAAATAATTTCAGAGAATTTTGTAACAGAAAAAGAATCAATAAAATTAGATGATTTCCCACCTTTGATTTCTAATGGCATTGTTTTTTCTAAAGGAACAAGAGCTATCAAATCTCCAAATTTTTCTTGGAATAGTGCATACAATCAAGCACTTAATTCAATGTTTTACAATTGTAGTTGTCCGAAAAAACAAAAGTATCACAATTGCCGTATGTACACCTATGAATATGCTAAAAACTTTGTCAGGCCTAGAAGTAGAAATTATGATAGATCTGTTTCAATGGGCAAATCAGACCCTGGACCTGTTTGCATAAGTTGTGTAAGTTGTTTTGAATCAGTTTCCTGTGTCAACTTGAAACACAAACATACAAATTTACCTTTAGGATTCGGTCAATGTTATCAATGCATGGTTCATCTTTTTACTGAATTGAAAAATCATACTTATAAAAGTATATTTGATAACAAAACACAAGAGCTATCAAGGCAACCTAAATGGGTGAAAGTTTATTCAGGGTCATTAACTCATTTTGAAAATGTTTTGAAGTCTAAATACATACAAAATGGCCCAATTTACAATGCAGCATTTCCTCCTAAAATGTACACAAAATATTCTATAATAAGTTATATTTATTATACAAATGAAGTATTCTTTATTGATTTTTCTATAGATCAGGGTGTTTTGACCAGTTATCGTAATGAACCTCTATTATTCAAAGAAATAAAAAGATTAAACCCTAGAATTAAGCTTCGAAATATTGCATATAATTTTATTAATACAAAGGATAAAATAATGCAAAACTTGTTAACTGGTAAGAGAAATATATTAGAACAAGTACCTGCTGAAATATATCTATGTGTAATGGAGTATTTAGATGAAAAAGACGTGCAAAATGTTGACAAAGCTTTTAACACTTTAGATGCCTTGATTAATGGTTACCACAACATTAAAAAAATGGAGAGGGTAAATAACAAGATCAAACACTACCAAAAGCTTAAGGAAGATCAACATCCATTGCTTGATTTTGAATTAAGAGACTATCACAATAAAATTGCTAATCTGAAGTGTTTTGATGAATCTTTATATATTTATGATCATACCTCAACAGTTCAAATTGACAATTTAATATTTTCACTAGATCTGGCAGATGATTTAAAAATCAAAAAATTCATTGATTTTGCTAAATTTTATAGAAACGTGTTGATAGATAATATAATTATGGCATGGGATGATGAAAGTGATATCTATGTTATTTTTTATACTTTTAAGGATGTTATTTGCAAGATAAAAACCAATTCATCATTTATAAAAATGCATAGCAAAATGAATAAAAACAAGAGTGATATTAGAAATTTTATTAATCATGTGTCTATGGGTAAACCTATGATTTACCATAAATATGACATTGATTTTTCATATCTTGTTATATTGAATTACTTGTTAAACATTTTTAGAAACCAAGAGAATATAGGAGTAACATCTAAAAGATTGCAGAACAATATTCTAAATAATAACATATCTGTAGCATTTCAAACATGTCTTGCAAAAGAAAACATTTCCTTATTGATGTACAATTGGTCTGGTGTAATATATGATCAGCCTTTTCCTAATCAACAATATGCATGTGTCTATATTGATGAAAATGAAAAACCTTTCATTCACATGATTGATAATAATACATACTCAATTGTAAGATTCTCTGATCATCATCATGCTGTCAAGAGTGAAGACCTTAGTATTGAATGGGATGATGTAGAAGAGCCTAAAATGGAATTTCATGTTAGTGGTGAATCTAACCTTTGCGCATGTAGAGCTGTTTCAGTATCTTTAAATCTTTTGGGTTTGTACACAAATTCTAAGATTCTATTAGATGAATTTTGCAAATTATCTGATCAAACTGAATTTTTCTCTCAAGATATTATCTGGGGTTATCTTGATGTTAGAGGCATAGCATTAGATATTGAATCTTACTTAGGCAAAATGAGCACAATGAAAGGAAATGAGACGAGAGTGTGTTTGATAAATCATGGTGTGCATTGGAATCCTATGATTGAATCTTGGCAAAAAGATCTTGCACAAGTTATTGTATGTAATGATACAAAGATCACTAAAGCTTATTGTGATCTACCTCAATCTATGCACCATTCATTAGATCAAATTTCAGTTACTGATATACATTTTAACAATCTTATTGGAGAGCTATATAAGTTTGATGAAAATGAGAAATTGAAAATTAAAGAAAAAGCAAAAAAAGAAGAAGATGTAGAAGATTTAATGCCTATAATAAATTTTGAAGATTTTCCTAAATTTGTTGATTCACAATCTATTTTATCAAATAAATCAGAAAATAATGAAATCTTGCTTGAAGAGGAAGATATGAAAGATACATTTGAAAATAAAATCTTGGAACAAGACAACCTTTCAAATAAATCTGAATCCGAATCTTGTGAAGATGCAAAAAACAGTAAAACTGATGTTAGTGACAAAGAAACAGACCAAGATGAAATCAATACAAATGATAATGAAGAAGCTGAAGACAATGAGGATGGTAGCATGCAGGATGATGAATCCAGTGAGTTAGACATTGAATCTTTAGAAGATGAAGAAGAAAGTGAAGAATCAGATGAAGAAGAGGATGAAGAATCTGCTAATGAAGATGAAATCTTAAATCTTGACACAAAAGAATTGGACAAAGATGAACACATCTGTTTGACAGGCATTAATTCAGATAATGAAATCATTTGGGATGTGGAGAGCAATTTATACAATCAAATGATAGATCATGATTATCATAATTCAAGATTTGTTTGTTATACGACAGTTTATAATGAAATGTCAACATCTGTTTGTGCAAATATAGATAATTTTTATGCAAATAATCTTGATCCATATGTTATGAATCATGTATTGAAAACAATGTCATGTTGTTACAAGATGAGGCATGATCTTCTCATGAGTGTATTCTTAAATTCTTTAGGTATTAAACATAAATTTGGTACAGATATGAAAATACCTTTTATACAAAGTAATAAAACACCGGATTATTGTTTAAGCAATGAGAATGTAGTTATTATAATTGAATGTTCAGTGAGTAAATCTTTGGAAAAAAGTTATAAACAAAAAGGTATGGATGAGAGACAAAGTGTTTATTTAAATGAAATATTAGAATTGAAAAAAATGAATAAAGAAACTTTGTGGGTTCCAATAATATTTTCTACAAATGATTACACACATAATCTTGAAGACATGTTTGATTTAATAACCAATAATAAGCACTTCCTTGATTTTCATCTTAAACCCAACAAAGCTTTACTCATGGTTATGATAAAAGATTATTGTGATAATTTGAATGATTTAACAGAAATAGATAGAAATGCACATCTTATATTTCAATCTGAAAGTGATATTATGTCAAATCAAATGTTAAATGAACTTAATGATTTTGAAAATAAGATAATGGATTATGAAAAGAAATATGAAATAGAATACGAACCAAATGTTATAACAGAAACCATCCAATTAAAAATAAACAGGAAATTTAATGATCTTTTTGAGTTGCAAAAATCGCACCTCTTAAGCCAACTGATAACTATGTCTTACACAAGAAGACTAGTGATTAAAATGACTAGGAATGGCATATTATTGGAAGATAATAAAGAAGGATTAAGAAACAAATATATGCAAAATGACATAATGAATGAGAATTATAGAAGATTGTTCAAATATTGTTACTATTTTGATAGATTAGCCAGTAATTGTGCTCCTTTTATAGTTAAAACTTATAAAAATAACTATTTTGTAACAATTGACAAAAATACACATGATGAAAGAGTATTTGGTAATCAAAATTCATTGACTAAAGATTACTGCAAGTATATAAATCTTCCTAAGAAATTGAACACTAAGACTAAAGTTGTTCACAAAGAATTTATTGAACAATTTTATACACATTCAAAAAACAATCAAAATTTACTATTTAATAGTGATTTAGCCAAAAGCACTGATGTGATCAAATTATATGAAAAATGCAACAAATTTGATTATAAACACAATCCAAAAATATGTTTTACAATGCCTATCATTGATGTTAATGCATTAAAACAAAAGAATACAAATACTCATTTCTTAAACCAAATTAATGAATTCAATGACAAGGAATTATTGACATTAATAAAAGATTCATACAATAGAGGTAACTTTGCCAATATAAGAGAACCTATAATTGATGTCAAAGATGCATTGCGCAACTGGAATATCAAATTTAATATTTTTAAAAGTGATAATTCTGGTTTAATGCATGATTATAATAAGTCTAAAAGCTTAAGAAATAATTATAAGAAAGCAGCTAGAGGTACAGAAGATCATACTTTGAACAAAAATTTAGTGTCATTACTTAAAGAGCAAATAGAGTTAAATAAAAAAGCTGGTTCTTACAAAGATGCAGGAAAGAATGAGCAAATTGTTGTTGTAAATAAAACTATATACAAAGAAATGTTTGCAAAAAGTATGAAACATTATAGGAATAAAAATAGATCCAATGATGAAAAAACAATAAGGTTCTATGATGAAAAAGATACTGAAGACAAAATAAACACTATGGTTAATTGGTTATATGATAACAGCAACTTGAGTGATAATCATCATGATACCATCTTTGAAACAGGCATGGATACACCCGAAATGAAACAGTTAAAAGAATTGATGATGTCTGAATTTAAGTTCAAAGTTAAAATTTTACAAACAAAAAACATATATCATTTGGCAAGCTTTATAAATACATTTATGAAATCACTTTTATATTTGTCACAAAACAAAATGAGAGAGAATTCATTCTTTTTAGAAGATTTGCACTATAGTAATTTTATTTTAATTGTTAAAGGTGGTGCTAAAATATATTCATCATCAATGTCTAGACTATTCAAATATATAGCACCTGTGCCTCATTTCTTTAATAATGGTGATTACCATAATGAAACCTTTTCATTTTTTAATGATGATGGCATAAATTATATTGAAACACCTTGGATGCAGCTAAATGAGAAAGTATTGACTGAAAAAATATCATTTTTTGAAAAAGTTATATCAACATGTTTAATTAGCTCAATTAGATGTAAAGATAAAAATTTTGAGAATAGTAAATGGCCTATACTTTTGTCACTAAATAATAGAAGGTCAACTGAATCAGCTATGGGTGATTTAAGGTACATAATGGTTAATGCATTAGGAGTTAAAACAAATATGTTGGAAATGATTAAATCGTTCAAATTTATACCACAAGATATGCTGCAAAGACATATAGTTAATTCATTATTTAAAAAGCTGGAAAATTATTTCTCAAATGTAGGAAAATCAATAATTGATAATTATCAAACACCACTTACACATTTATTTTTGGATCAAAATATAAAAAATGATGATGAATTTTCAACCCTGCTGTATGGAACTTACGTTATGACTAAAGCACCTTATAACCAAGGGTTAGAACAGCACAAGAATTTACAAAGTATAATGAAAATACATCAAAGCTGGCTGGATGTTTTTAATGGATGTGAGAAAAATGCATACAGAATTTTAGACAAATTTGCACAAGAAGATTTTCATAACATATGGAGTAATGAGCATTACTTTAATCCATTATCATCTTATGAATTAGGTCAATTTATGGCTAATTATTTTAGTGGATTAGGTGTAGTAGGTGATATACATTCCAAATGGGAAAATTTATTAAATAAAGAGTGGTTTTCACCTAATGAATCTGGACTAAGGGGAAACTTAAACAAACAAGGTATTGAAGATTTTTATGGAAGGAAAAGCATGGAGATATATATGAAAGAACTTTTTGATGAATTCAAGAAAATAAAAAACCCTGAAGAAATACTTGATGAAATTGACAACACTGTGTGTACAACATTGACTAAAAACAAAATGTTGAGAAGCTACAATGTTACTTATGCCAAAAAAATAAAAAGTTTAGAACAAGTGGAACTAATTTTTCATGTGGTTGAAAAAGAGCAATGGAAAGGTTCAAGGGAGATATATGTTATGACCCTTGATACTAAAACACTTCAACAGCCTATAGAAAATTTTATGGGTTTTCTGTGTAAACTTACTGAAAATGAACTTATCAGTGTTCCTTCCAATAAGAGATTGCATGTTGTTCATAGTAGAATATATGAATCAGATGCTAAAGATAAAACAACTTACTTTTTAACACTAGATTGTAAAAAATGGGGTCCTAAAGCAATGTTCTTGAAATATTACTACTTTATCAAAGGTGCAGAACATATATTTCCAAGAAATTTTACAGAATATTTTTATGCATTTTGTTCTTTATATTTAACAAAAAGAGCAGTGATTTCACCTAGAACTTGGGATATATTTAAAAAGAATATGACCAATAAAGAATTAATTGACCATTTTACTGTTAAAACATACAAGTTGAATGACAAACAAATTGAGGTTGCAAGTTTTGAAATGCCTTATAGTTTTGTTATGGGTATTTTCAATTATCTTTCCTCACTCATGCATGCTTTCAATCAATTGAAAAGCTGTGCAGACATAACTGCTTTTGTTGAAAATAAATATAAGGTGCAAATATCTTTCCATATGGATGCACACTCGGATGACTCTGCAGGCAAATTGGTTATAAAGAATCAAAATAAAAAAATGTGTGAAAACATTCTTGAAGATGTTTTGTTAATGTATGAATGTGATTTGAAATTAAATAATCACATGTTGTCAGTTAAAAAATGTAATGTTAGTGATAGATATTCAGAATTATTGTCAATACTTTATATAAATAATAGACTCACACCTTTAATGCCTAAATTTTATGGCAGCATAAATTTAAAACCAACTATGGAAGGTTATACACCTGATATGTCACAAGGTATAAGTAAATGTATAGAATACATGTGCAATGGTGGCACTTTTTCAGAAGCATATTTAATTTTGAGGTTAAATTCACTGATGGTGTCAAGTTTTTACAACATTAGAGAGAGATCAGATTCACCATTGAATGCATTTGGAGGTTTATATGCTCATCCCTTATTATACTTATTGATAGGTTCACAAGCTGACAATCTACGTCTTTATAAAAGTGATAGTGTCACATTTTTAAATTCTCAGAAAATAATGGCTGCTTTAACTGGCGATAATAAAGAAATATTTTTGAATAAAGGTTTTAAACCACACAACCCAGTAAGAATGAGAGAAAGATTGAAGAACCTATCTGAAAGGATAAAACAAATGTACGGTAAATGGTTAGACTTGGATATATTAAAGGATGGCACTGTGAAAGGAACATTAATGCAACCTGCAAATCTTTTTTACAAATTGCAAGATAAAAATTATGTTGCTTCTTTAACTTATCATGGAAATACCAGAAGAGTTACCAGGCTCTACTTGAATCAAAGCAATGAATTATATGAAACAAGGAGTGGATTATACACATTCAAACAATTATATAACATTTATGATTATGCATACACAAATGTTGTTAATAGTGTCAATTACAAACATTATGACATTGATTTGCAAGGTTTGTTAGAAGATATTAAAAAAATAAATCCAAGAAATGAAATATATGATTTCATTCTAGGTGAAGCAGAAGCTGTTTATCAATATATATCAGGCAATGTGCTTGAAAATGTTACCTTTGTTGAAGATAACATCACAATTAAACCTGTTGAAATCAATTTACAATTAAACCCTATGTCTATACAAACTGAATATAATTTACTTGATATATATTACAGCACTAATATTAATGAGGCTTGGTTTACTTCCAATTCTTATGAGTTATGCAATGTGAAAAAAAATATTGATGAGAAACTAGCTCTTATGAATTTGAGTTATGATGATTTTTCTACATTTGATTTTTATTTAAGGAAATTGGAAAGATATGGAAGCAAAAATATGCATATTTATGGCACAACACATTCAAGTAATAGAAATATCTCAAATTTTGAAGAAGTGATGTCTTTGGTTGAGACGAACACTGTCCCTGGTAAAAGGTTAAAAAAATTGTACAGAAACATAACTAGCAAGAAAATTGATTCAGGTGTCATGGGTAGTATAGACAATGATCAAGTTAAAAATCTACAGATTATAAAACTTGTATCTATGGCTGTAAAAAACAAAACCATAAACAAAGTTACTTACAAAGATAATAAATTAACAGAGATGAACTTCATACATCCTTACATAAGAAACACATATAACTCTTTGTTGAATTTACAAGCAACACAATGCTTTTATTATTGGAGAAAAGAACAAAAGAAGCATGGAAAAAAATGGTTTGGACAAGGAGAATTAATAATAAGATTGTTGAATGATATTGCTTCTGTAGAAGTCTTTGACAGTAAAATTTCAAATATTAAATTAAATCATGAAAATGTCCATGATGATTTCATCAATTGGTTGACTTACATAATCAAATCTCTTAATTTAAGTTATAGTTACACTATACCAAACAATACTTTTGATTTATGTATAGGTTACAACAAACCCAAATATGGCATTGATTATGAGAAAAATTTAAATATTATATGTTGTCCTGTGCATATAAATGCTTCTTTATTAACAGGTATAGGCTATCCCAGTCAGGATCATAATCTAGTTTTAAACATAGGGACAAAAAAAGCATTTGGGTTAATTGAAAAAATAAATGTTAATGTTGACATAATTAAAAATGATCTGAAAATAGATGGTGAAGTGACTTCTCTATATTCCATGCTCATCAATGAGAATCTATTTAAAGATGAAATTGATATATCATTCTTCATAAAGAATCTAAATAAAACTAAATTTTACAAATATTTTATATACAAAAAATTGCCACAAGATGATGATGAAGATTATGCAAATTTCATTGAATTGTTAAGAGATGCATGCAAGGATGAAAAAATAACATATAATGACTTGAATATTGATCAATTGAATGACATACTAGACATGAATATTGACCCATTAGACATACCTGATGAAATTTATGAAAAAATAAGTGAATTAAAGCATGCTGAATTAATAGAAGGTCAACATAAATTATTGATAGATTCTATAGAAGATATCTTAGTTACCAAAGGTGAAATTGATTGGACTGCATTTCTGGAGAAATTTAAAATTGATAGTAAATCAAAATTACAAATGGTAAAAAATATGGTTAAAAATTCAATATTTTACGAACAGCCTACTGCTTTTGCCACAGTGTTTGGATTGGAAAGTGTCATACTTTCTGATGAAGTTAACCAATTTTTGATTAAAAATTTTAAATTATTAATGGATCTAACTAGGCCTAAGACTCGCAATAGATTGGAAAATTATGGCAATGACTTCTCTTCAGATTTCTTTTATTACTTATGTGTAACAGCACCTGATGGTGGTGAAAATTCATTAATATTAAGAGTGAGAGCAATGTTGTCTGCAATTTTTAATAGTGATTACCTCCATGAACAATTCAAAGAATATGCTTCAACCACAAATTTTTTAAGGACTTTGGATTTAGACAGAAGTTATAAAGACAAATTTTTAGATTTGTATTGTGTCTGTTTATCAAAAAATGAAGAGTATCAAGGAGAAGATATGTGTGATGTGTTTAATTATGAAAAACGTCAAAGATCACTGACATCTGAAGGCAAATCCTTTGTGAAACCATACTGCAAAATGCCCAGTAATAGCAACATGACTTTCTTTGACAGATATTCAACTCTACATCAAAATAAAACTAATTACATACTCAAGAAGAAGAGATACTCAGGTGGTGGGTGCAGATTACCACAACTTGTGTTCAATCAGCCAAAAAAACTGAATATGAATATTGATGAAGATGATCTTGATGATATCAAAACTGAATTATTAGATTATCAAGAAGTGAATAGAGAGGAATGTAAAGATGTTATCAAGGAAATAACAAATATAAACAATGAATGTTTAGTGAATGCAAGGGTTCAATACAAAAATAAAAATGGTTTAAGAACAACTCTTGTGCCTTTTTATAATTATTTAGGATTAATAAGCATAACCAAGATGATATCAAATCATAATTGTTTCATTTTAAACACATTTATTTTACCAAGAGATATAGTCAACATAAACCCAATGCACACAAAAGTATATAAAACTCCATTTGTAGGCAACCGAGGTGTGATAAATGAAATGTGTTATACAATTGTGCACAATCTTGAACAAATAGATATGCCCACATTGGAAAGATATTGGGTAAAAAAAGTTGAAAGCTACAAATGGTTCTATTACAATAAAGACAATGAGAAAGTAAATGAGCCACCTGATAACTTTTCATATGAAATAAACAAAATCACTGATATCTACATGTCAAGCATAAAGAAAATAGAACAAAGTGCACAAGAAAAAGAAGTGAGTAAAGAAGTAAAATTAAACGAAAGAAGTATATTAAAGATTGTAAGAAAGTCTGGTGATATTGATATGGAAAATAGAAAGAAAATCATTGAATATTATAAAATGGATGAAAGTTTTTTGAAGATGCATTATATTGATTTTAAAATTTTTATTAAGAAAAAATATCAAGAAGATTTATCTTCTTTAATTAAGCAAGTGGCACAAGATGTACTAGAAGGAGACAAAGGTTTAGAACTAAATAAATTGGATGTTGATAATTTTGTTCTAGGGAAAAAGAATTATAATATAAAAAACAGGTTAAGAAGACCTTTATCTGATTATAATAGATATTGCCCCATAAGTGAGAAAACAACATTATATCAAGAGTTGAAAAGCATGTATGGTGATCTATTTTATGATCTTTGCAATGACAAGTGCACAATTACCAAAGAAAAGAAACAAACTTTACAAGACTTAACTTTTGGCTTACTAAAAAGATGTGAAGGTTTAAGTAGTTCTAGTGATAAATCTAATGCACAAAATTTAGTTTACCAATATAGTTGTTTGATTGAGAATTTAGAAGTGGATAATGAATTCTTACATGATATAGGTGATAAAATGGAAAAACATTATGAAAAAATAAGGGATGGGTTGATCAAAGTTCATGGTGATGAATTTCAACATAAAAAGATGAAAAGACCTAAAATTTCATACAATGAAGTTTTACCAGTAGATATAGACTATGTTGAAGGCATAATTTAATTAATTTCTTGGATTACTTTACAATAATTTTGTGCACATTTTCAGTTTTTCTGTTATGAC